AATACTGGTAGAATACAACATAAATTGTTTAATTCATAGTGATAAATTATATGAATTATATGATGACCACATTAAAAGTTTAAATTTAGAAGAAAATGAATGGCGTGAAAAATACGGTGTTCCAGAAATTATAAAAATAATTTATGAAATATTAGAAAAAAAAGCTGAATAATTATTTATCCTCCAACATTTTTTTTACCAAACTAAAATTATCCATAGTGTAACCCAATTTATTCTCTTTAGAATATTTGTTAAAGTTTTTTGCTATTGTCTCTGCTTTATATAACACGTTTGAATCCGTAAACCCTTTTGATTTCAAGTCATCCATTAATTCTTGTCTTTTGGTTTCACTTTCCAATGAATCTTTTATTGATTTCATAACTTTAGGATTTGTTAATGCTTTATCAGCAGTTTTTTCATTGAATCCTTTTACATCTAAACCCATTAGTTTAGCAACACCTAACAATACCTCATTAGAATGATTTAAACCTTTTTCTTCAACTTCCATTAATATTCTAGATTTTTGCTCATGCAAAATAATTCTATTATATTGTTCGTTTGTTATCTTTAATCGTTTCATATCTATAAATATCTATAAAAACAAAAAAGCCCTCGTTTGAGGGCTTTAATGTTTAATTTTAGTTATAATTATAATTAGATGTTGTCAAATGAAGCACCAGTATTCATAATTACAAATTCTAATTGGATGAACTCTAACGCTCTTGTTGGTTTCAAGAATATTTGTCCAACCAATTCGTTTCTGTCAATTTCTTCTGGGTCGTTTGATAAAACAACACGGAAATCAGTTAAACCTCTTTGAGCTCTAATGTTATCCAAGATTGGGTTAACAAGTGCTAAGAATTGATTTCTAACTACGTTATCATTTTGTTCAAATAACAATCTGATAGCAACAGCAGAAATAAGTTTTCTTGCTTGTAATAACAATCTTCTTACGTTTATTCTGTTAAGAGCTGTATCTTTAACTTGAAGAGTTTTGTTACCCCAAATTTTGATACCGTCAGTTGTGAAAGTAGCGATTGGGTTGATTCTGTTTTCATATAATACATCTCTTTCAGAAAGAGTAAGTTTTTTACGTGCTTGAATCGCATCAACATCACCTCTTTGTATACCAGCAACTGCGAACCATGGGAATGAAATGTTATCTGTTAACGCAATGTTTCTTACTACGTCACGTGTTGGTGGCATAAAGATATAAACGTTATTTTCAGTATCATTTACTTGAATCCAAGGCCAGTAAGTACATGAATAGTTACTATCGTACATACCATCTAAGAAATCAGTCACATCTTCAACAGTCATAACATCACCACCACCATCAGTATCTGGAGTTGTCATGATGTATAATGAATCCGCTCTATCTTGCTCAACCATATCTATTGTAGCTTCAATCAAGTTTGAATTGTCCATATTATCAATTCCAGGTGTTGCAAACACATTAATGTTAACAGCTTCTGGGTTTTTGAATGTCCAAATCGCTTCTAAGTAAGCATAGTAATCAGAGTTAATACCATTATCACCGTTTGAAAGAGTTTTGTTAGCAAAAGCACCAGATAATAAACCTTTAGCACCATTACTACCATTGATTAAGAAACTATCTAAGTTAGTTCTTCTTGTTCTATAGACATCCCATCCATCAAAACCACCGAAAGGTGCAAATGTGAATTTACGAGAATATATTTTTTCATAATCAGTATTCATAACACCAGCTTCAGTTCTAAACTGAGCATTACCCGTGTTGAATAAAAATACTGGAGAATATGTACCACCAGTAGAGTTAATTGTAACTGTTACATTATCAATTGTAGCACCAGTAGCAGCAACATCCATGTGGAAACCATAAGTTAAACCAGTCCACATATTTGGAGTTGTAGTTTGAGGCACACCTTTGTAATCAAAGAAGTCAGAATCAATACCCATAGTCTCAGATAAACCTAAATAGAATTTACGTTTATTTTCGAAAGCACTATATTCAGTTTTATAAGTTAATTTAGGTGTTATAACAGTTGTATTACTATTTTTTTGGTAATCTCTAATAGGGTAACCAATAAAACCAGCTGGGAATGCTTGTGATGTATTAGAACTATCATCCATTTCAATCAATACATAAGTTGATTTAGAAGGATAAACACCATCCAATGTACCAATTCTTCTAGCAATATAGTTGTTTGAAGTTGGGTCCATAGAACATTTAGAGAATGATTCCAATACAGTTGGTTGAGCATCAGTATCATAATAAGCTCTAATTACAACATCAAATTCTTTTGTATCTAATTTAATGTTTCTAATAGAGATTTTGAATTGCTCATTTGCTGCATTACCATCAGAAATAGTTGTAAATCTGAACAATCTTAATACTTTAGTACCACGTAATTCTGATACAACATAAGGAGTAACAGCTGGTTGGTATTCTTTTTGGTAATCAGAGAATTCGTTTGCGTAATTTATAACAACTTGTTTGACACCTCTAATTTTATTATCAGTGTTAAATGCTTCAAACATATTGTTGAAGTATTCTTCAGCAAATATTGCAGTGTTACCATCAGCAACTGTTCTACCTAAAGCTCTTGGTAAATAATTTTGTTTAGTTTTATCTAAAGACATTTGGTAATTGAAAGCACCTTGAGTTGTTGATGTTCCAGTCAATGCAAATGTACCCAATGGGTCAGTAGTTGCACCAGTCAATGTTGAATCAAATCCAACACCAGTTGTACCAGTAACTTCAAATGCTGGGTATTGTGTATCTAAATCAATACCACCTCTAGAACGTAACAACGCAATAAGAGTATTCTCAACTTCTGAATATCCAGTACCAGTGTAATATGTTGTAACACCAGAAGTAGAACCAGTAATAAGAGCACCAGAGTTAGCAGTTCCTTTATTAGTTACATATAATGTTGTAGATACACCACTAAATGTACTACCAGTTTTTTTGTATGTAACTGGAATAGAAACAGTACCACCAGTAGCAGCAGCAGAAATAGCAGCTAAATTAGCAGTTAATGAACCATCGTTTATAAGTTGTTGGATAAGTGGGTCAGCACTTACTAAAGTTACAACCGTATTTGCAGATGTAGCTGTATAAGTAACCAATACTGGGTAAGTAGTTACTGTACCAGTTGTTACTGTTGCTGGGTCTAAAGCAGCATCCAACGTAATTCCCCAAGCTTTACCAGCATCAAAACCAGAAAAACCTAATACTCTTGTTACGAATAATTGGTTAGATTGAGTTAAATATGATTTAGCAATATAAGGTAGCTCATATTTTGGAGCTCCATTGTCTTTTATCTTAGTAGCGTTTTGACCACCAAAGAATGAATTGAACTCACCGTAGTTGCTAATAAAAATAGGTTGGAACGCTGGACCGATTGTTGTCTCTCCAACTAAACCTAATGTTGTTACACCTACTTGACGTGTTATGAATGATAAGTCTTTTTCTGATGTATAAACCCCAGGACTTACGAATACTTTGTTTGGCATAGTTTTGTTTTTTTGTTTTATGTTATTTACTTTATCGTTTTCTTTATTATAAATATTAGGTTTTTTTCAAAAGTAAGTCGAAATAAAAAGATATATTTCTTTTAGTATGAATTTTATCATACTTTTATCATACTAATACTCTATTTATATTAAAAAACACCATGAAAAGAGATAAAAACTTAAAAATAACTACAAAAACACACGAACTACTTAAAAAGTATTGTGAAGAAAATGGGTTAAAAATGTTTGCTTTTGTTGAAAAATTAATTAGAGAAAGATGTCAACCTAAAAAAGGTTTATATGATGAGGATTGAATTACCATGATGTTATCATAACCAATCCACCACCACCGTTTCCACCGTTTCCACCAGTAGCTTGATAAGAAGCACCACCACCACCACCACCAGAACCAAACGAACCAATACCACCTTGACCACCATTTCTACCAGATGTGTTAGCAGCACCACCACCAGACCCACCAGTGAATAACATTGGACCTCTCGTAGATGAATTAGGTGATGGGAATGAATAAGTATAACCACCTTTACCATGTATTGTAGAATCAGCAGCGTTTAAAACACCACCAGTAAGTGTTGTAAAACCATACATTGTACTCAATACATCACCACCTTTGTATGATGTAACAGAAGATGATTCACCACCGCCACCAGCACCACCAGAAACTGACATTGCTATAGTTAAATTAACACCAGCAGATGATGTTGAACCACCAGCAGAACCAGCAGTACCAGCAATAGCACTAATTTGTCCCAACTGTGGCCAAATATCACTAGTATAAGTCCAAATAGTACTAGCAATACCAGCAGAACCAGCTAAAGAAGAAGTACCAGTACCACCACCACCAGCACCAGCACCACCACTTTGCATAAGGACTGACGTAGTGTTTGTTGATGCGGATATACCAACATAAGATAATTCACCATCAGTACCAGCTGTATTTGATACACCACCAGTACCACCTTTACCAACACTAACATAAAGAATATCTGGCAACATACATGCTGGAAACATACCAATAGATATAGCAGAAGAACCACCTCCACCTCCTCCACCACCAGTGTTAACACCACCAGTTCTACCAGAACCACCACCACCACCACCACCTAAAATGTAAATGTGAACCATTTTAGCACCGTTAGGTTTTTGCCATGTTTGCCATTGTATACTACCAGAAGAAAGAGCATAATATATTTTACTACTATTCTCATTACTAGGAAGATTGAATATATCTATCATTTAATTTTTTATTACCATGTTGTTATTATTACTAGACCATCACCACCACGACCACCATTACCACCTAAATTAGTGAATCCACCACCACCACCACCACCACCACAACCAAATGCACCATTCCCACCAGCCCCACCAGTACCTAAATTTGAAGAAGCACCACCAGCACCACCAGTGAATATCATCTGTTGATATGAAGCACCAACTGTATTAGGAATTGATGACATATAACCACCAGAACCATCTACTGATGTTGTTGAGCCACCACTTATTGTTGGTACGTTACCATTTGCAATAATACTACCACCATTTTGAGGTGTTGAAGTATTTGTACCAGCACCAGCACCACCACCAGTTGTAATTCCACTTATTGTAGTATTTGTTGGTACTGGAGTTGTTGTTCCAGCAACCCCATTAACACCAGCATAACTAATTGATAAAGACATTTGCCAAAGTAATGAACCAGTTCCAGTCCAAATCGTGCCAGCAACACCAGCAGACCCAATACCAGCACCACCAGTCGCAGCAGTTGGAGCAGCAGTACCACTTTGTAATATAACATTTGTTGCTGTAAAAGCTGTATCTGGATATAACATAACATAAGATAACGACCCAGCACCACCAGAACCACCAACAGCACCACCAGAACCACCAGCACCACCAGAACCTACGTTGATAAACAGAGTATCTGGAACTTGCGATGCTGAAAATAAAGCTATTACATGACCACCAGAAGCACCACTTCCACCACCACGTCTAGAGGTACCACCAGAACCAAAACCACCACCCCCACCACCAGAACCACTACCTAATACAAAAAAATGTACGAATTTAGCATTCAATGGTTTTTGCCATGTTTGAAATGAATTTATACCAGAAGCATAAAAAATTCTTTTATTTACACTTCCATCATTTATATTAAAAGTATTTGACATAATTTTTTATTAACTAGTTGTTATTATTACAAGACCATCACCACCACGACCACCAATACCAGAAATAGTGTTACCAGCTCCACCTCCTCCACCACCGCAACCGTAGGATGCGTTACCACCAGCAGCACCGATACCAGTACTTGACGCTCCACCACCAGCTCCACCAGTAAAGAACATTGGATATTTAAAACTAGGTCCAACAAAATTTTGTCTTGTTGAATAACCATTATTACCAACTGTTGCACCAGTAGTCGTATTTGAAGCACCCCCAGAAATCCTAGGAAAATCCAAGATTGATAAAATACTAGCAGATGTACCCAATGTACCTACAGAAGAAACACCAGAACCTCCAGCCCCAGCTGTTGTTGGTAAACCAGTTGGGGTTATGTTTGTTCCAGAACCACTAGATACACCACCAGCACCACCAGTTTGTCCAGCATAAGCCGATACAAATGCTATTTCACCTAACACTATATTATTTGCTGTTATTATAGCACCAGCAGTTGTTGTAAGCGTAGCACCAGCAGCTGCTGAACCGCTAACCATAAGTACATTTAATGGTGCAAACGTATTATCTGGTTGTGATGAGATATAGGATAACCCACCAGCACCACCTCTACCACCCCCCGAAGCACCACTCGTACCACCAGAAGCAACCAAAACATATAACATGTCTGGCAACGCAAATGCTGGAACTGTGATATAAGCCATTGCGGCTGAACCACCACCAGCACCACCGTTTCTAGTTGAACCTGGACCAGTATCACCACCAGCCCCACCAGCCCCACCACCTAACAAATAAAAATTTACAAAATTACAGTTTGGTGGTTTATGCCATACTTGCCATGCGTTTGCACCTTTATGGTAAAACACTTGGTTAACAAGACTATTATCATTTATATTAAATGTATCTAACATGTTTCATTAATTAACCCATATAGGTCTAGGTGGGTTAGAATCTATAACAAAATAACCATAATTTCCAGTTAATTCTAGAGTATTTCCATCTAAATCAGTTAATCTAACTACTGAACCATTATTTATTTCTTGGTATAATTGCCCTTCATACCCATATTGGAATTGACATAAAATATATTCTAACATAATCTTAATATTTACCTCCAATTGTTGTTATATGATAACCAGCAGCAACAGCTGTACCCAAAGTTACAAATATTCTATAGTTAGCTGGTAACGCAATATTTAGTGGTAACTCAAATGTTGGTTGAGCTGAAACCTCAGATACAGTAGTGGATGGTAGTGATATATCATCCCAATACGTGTTATTAGCTGCTGTCGCTGTAGTTAAACCGTTGTTGATGAAAACCCTTGCAACAGTTGCTACGTTAGTTCCTAGTGGTTTAAAACGTATTCTTTGTACATAACCACCAGTAGCTGATGCCGTAAAAGCTGTAAATATTGTACCAGATATTAAATCTTTGGTTATGTTAGCAGTTGCTGCTGAAAGTGTCCATTGTGTGTCCCCAGAAGCTGTGTAAATAGGTTGCGTGTTTAATGCTGTATTTGCCATATTTTTACTTTTTTATATTATAGTTATTTTTTTATTAAATTAAATAGTTACCAGTTGCAATTGCGTTTATTATTCCATAAGGTACTGCTATGTTTGTTATTTGTGAACCATCACCAATAAGTGTTGTTGCTGATACTGTTGTTGCTGATACTATTGTTGCTGATACTGTTGTTGCTGATACTGTTGTTGCTGACAATACACTTGTATAAACACCAGTCAACCCAGACAACGTAGAACTCCAGTTAGCTTTACCATCAGTGGTTTTTGATACAAGTACTTTGTTAATACCTTCAGTACCATCAACTAACCAAAGAGAATAATTTGTACCACCAGCACTTGGTTGGTATGAAATAAATTTACCTCCAATATAAACACCACTACCTACTTCACTTTCAACTGCCGACCCTAAAACACCAATCGCTCCATAATCACCACTAGCGTCACCAAAAACACCAGTTGGTGCAGAATATGCTGTTCCAAAACCAGAAGCTGACCCTTTAATACCAATTAACACACCATACCCTAAACTTGAAGATGAAGCATAAGCACCATAACCACCATTACTTGAACCATATAATCCATAACCACTACTACTTGAATTACTCCCAAAACCACCAATACCGCCAGTCGTAGTGTTTTCACCATAAATACTATATGTACCACCTTGTGCGTGTATCGAATATGTATTACCAGTACTATACACCTTAAACTTAGCAGAAGATGATGGTATAATATTCACACCTATATTGGTACCATCATCTCTAATAATACTATTACTTTGACCAGTTGAACCAGTCCATTTAGTTAAATAATTAGCAGTACCATTACCAACAGTTGTTCCAGTACTATATCCAGATACACTAAATGTAGCTCCAGTACTGTTTGTAAATATGGTTGTTCCAGTTGAATAAGTACCACCAGTAACAAATACATCGGTAGGTAGATTAAAATATGTAGTAGCAGATATAGTATTAGCAGTTAAACCATTCGTAAATGTTGTTGGACCAGTTACGGTACCACCAGTGAATGTTGAACCAGCAATACCAGTAAGATTACTTCCATTACCATAATATGTTGTAGCAGATATTGTTGTGGCTGAAATAGAAGGTGCGAATAAAGTACCAGTCATTGTATCACCAGTTCTAGCAACTCTATCCCAACCAATTGGAAGTATTGAGTTTGCTGTTGTTCCAGATGCGTATAATATTCCGTCAGCTGTGTTTATAGCTAATTCACCTAATAATAAATCACCAGCTGCTGGAACTTTCCCAGCAATGTTTGAACGTTTTATTAAAAACGTATTCTTTCTATTTGCCATGTATATAATGGTATGTCTTAAAAATCTCTATAAAGAGTTATAATTTTGGGTTATGTAACCTCTATAAAATAAATATGCACAATCCGTAAATTGT